TGTATCGTGATAACAGTCTTTTCACTTTCCGACTTCTTAATTTTGATTTGCTGGTGAGTGCTTTTTTCTTCGTTGATTTCTTTGCAACTATCATCCGATAATATTCCTCTATCAACAATTGCATCGATTGCGTATTTTTCGGAGATTCCAAACGGATCACCGAGTCTATGACGGTAACTTCTAATCTGGATACTAACTTGTCCGTCAAATCTCTTAATTTTTTCCTTTCCCGCCAAGTCATTGCTAATAATCGGTTTACCGTTGGAAGCCTGAACGGGAGTATGATTTCTAATTCTCGCATGACCTTTACCTATTAATGCTTTTAGTTGGGATTCGTTTTGTAGTCTCATGGTTGTTTAGGTGGATTACCTTTCCCTTTTTCGCATGATGGTAATGGTTGATATCCACTATAATTATTTGGTCTACATGTTGGTGGATTACCTTTTGGTTCTGGACGTTCAATTGTTTTTGTTTTAACACTTCCTCTACCAAGAATAAATCCACTAAGAAATATCATTGCCACGGATAAAATTAACCATGAAAAATTTGAATCCATTATTTTCTCCTTATCCTGTTATATAAATTTGACCAGTTCCTTTTATTCAATTAACGAAACATTTTCCTGTGGAACTGACATTTTTTTATGAATTTTAGGAACATCCTGATCAAAAACAATACTAACGTTACCGTCATAAGAATAGTGCTTTCCTTCCCAATTTTTCGATACCGTTCCATCACCATACTTAGGATGATTTACTCTATCATCAAGCTTGAACTTCTCGGTTGCCATAACTTCTGCCACAATCTTAAAGACATACTTTTTGCCTTCTGAATATGTTTCCCCTAAAAAATGACGCATCTTTTCTGGTTTTCTACCAGATGAAGCCAACTCTTCCAGCATTATACCCAAAGCGATTTCTGATTTATTTTGTAATTTTTTCTTTTCAATTTGTGATAGCATCAATCAACCTTTGAATAACGATATTTACCTTTAATATTTTGATGAAGATAAGCACCTGGACTTTCAGCATTTCCTAATTCAACTGATATCTTTGCTGGGATATCGAAATATTGATATTTAGCATTGGTAAAATGAATAATCAGGTTGTTATCATCCCATTCAATTTTGTGGATATTTGAGGCATCGATGGATTTTTCTTTCCAAGGTTTTAATTCTCTTAAATGATCCAAAATTAAATTATGGAACAGATCATCAGACTCACTTATGCAAGAGATCAACTCTTCAGTTGTCGGTTTTTCTGATATTATCTTAGCTGAATAATTATCCTCATCAGCATCTCTTTCTTGAAGTTCAGCTAATTTTTTATTTGCTTCGATGTCAGAATATTTCTTATTTTCAATTGAGAAACTTGATTCGACTTTGTCTATAAATACAATGTATTTCATCTTTTTCTCCTATAAAAAATTCCCAATAATTCTTGTTTTCGGATTATTTGGTTTATTGACTACAAAATGTATTTTAAAAAGTTTACGGTTGAGAAAGATTGTCATTTCTTTTTCCAGCTTTTCATCTGTATCAACGATGAATGATTGATATCCTTTTTTATCAATAGAGATGTTACTACCTTGAGCGATTGAGTTTAGTCTGAGGTGTTTCATATTTCTTCCTGATTTTTTAATACGTTTTTATAACTCTTTTGCAGTGATAATAGGCTTCATATGTGCTTATTTCTGCAACGTGTTCTGGAAATCCATAAAGAGAAACAAACTTACATTGATGAGGACCGGTTAACTTATCGTACATTTCTTTGACAATCTTCTTTTTTGCGGTCCTTACTTTGTCTGAAAATTCACAACCCATTTAATCCTCTTTGATAGCTTTGGTATTAATTAATAGTGCTCTTTCCTTACTTCTTCAATAGCATCTTTAAAATCATCAATAGACCATGATTTACCATCATGACCCAAATCATCTTCACCTAGAAGTTTTGCGATATCACCGATGAATTCGTTTAGATCCGATTTTATTTCTTTCTCAAAATCACTGATTACCTCAAAAGATTTATCCTTTGCTTTACCATCTTCAATGCCATGATATCTATAAAAACTATTGATTGTTTTTGATAATTCTTCAGCTGTTTTCATACCTTGCCTTCAACTCCTCTTTAGGTTCTTTTCTGACTCTCAACAACTTATCCCATCTCAAGCCAGAATCTCTCAGTTCATTCGATAATTGAATAATATCATCACGGCTATATTCATCTGAAAATAGTTTTGCTTCTTCTATTGTAGATTTAGTGTGAATAGCTGTGATTTGTTTTATCCGGTTAATGGTGTTTGGGAATTTCATTAATCAAATTCAGTATCCACCGCCGTATCAGCTAAATATTCGCTTTCATTTCCCCATCCTTGATTTGGATCATCCTCAGAAATTGACGATGGTTGAATGCCATCGTAGCATTTACTGTGAATCGCAGCAATTCCGTTGTTTCCCCTCTTGTCGAACATTAAATCACAAACACGGTTCCATGAATCTTCGTGATCATCATACGGAATTTCCGGTGTTGGGTTATCCCATAGAATCGAATCTTTTAAATCTTTTGTAAAAACTCTACCGTATGAATCGTATTCGCCGGACATTTGCTGTAAAACTTTGCCATCTCTTAATAGAAATAGCTCGACCTTTTGGCCTCTGAAAGAATTTGATAAAATCGGTTTACCACATTCTTTACACATAAAGCTGAAACATCCCATAATAATCTCCTATCAAAATTCATACTCAAGAATCTTAGATGACAAACCAGCTTCATCAACAAAGATTCGTTTAGGCATTATCAATTGAGAGCGATAAGCCCCTTTAAAAAAGTTTGTAACATCGAATGGCATTTTGTTATCAAGATGATTTTCTAGCCAATTACTTCCTTGTTCGCTCCAACCTTTACCTTCCCATAATACATCAATCCTAAATTTACCACCTTCACAATAATAATGAGCCGATATTGCAGCTTTGTTTTTTGATGGTAGGCATTTTAATTGTTTTACGTTGAACCATTTCGGTTCTGAGATTATTGATTGATTTCCTGATTTAGAAGAGGTCCTATCCTCTGGTTCATTCATAATTGGAGGTGGGAATAAATAGCCGCAATGGGGACATTGACGCATTCTTGCATGGCACATCATATTGCATAATGGATTACCACATTGTTTTTTAGGAGCTACGCCATCTTTATCAGTTGCGCTTTTTGGCTTTACTTGATCAACAGGTCCGTGTTCAGCGACATTTCCAGCAAAATCGAAAACAATGAAGGTTGTCTTCCCAATCTCATCACACAACCTGAATCCTCTTCCATACATTTGAACGTATCTTCCAGGGGATTTAGTAGGCTTACAGTCCATTATTACTTGAATATTCGGAGCATCGAAACCTTCAACGAACATATTTACACTGACTAAAACTCTCGTTTTAATGGCCTTAAAATCATCAATCAGTGTTTTATCATCGCCTTTAATTTTAGAGTGTACAACCGCGACCGAATCTTCACCTTGATTTATAAATTCTTGGGCAATATTTTCAGCATGATCTATATTAACTGCAAATGCAGCAATGGAATTTAACCCTGCACTTCCATCTAAAATTTCCTTTACCTGTGCTTTGATTAAAGAAGAAATATTAGCGCGATCATTAAGTTCTGAATCAATATAGTCTTTTCTGCCTGATTTTGATACACGTACTCCAGCAGTATCGATTCTACTTTCTTTACTGACTGTTGGGGTTATTGGTTTAGCTAAATACCCTTGCGCAATTAATTCTTTTACATTGGCTTTGTATACAAGATCATCAAATAGAAGGTCTTTAGATGGACCGTAAACTAATCCGATGTCTCTGAATGGAGAAGCATCCAACCCTACTGATCTCATTTTAGGGTTTTTCTTCAGAAGATCTTTTATAAAAGTCTTGTATTGTACTGAAGTTGTAAGGTTTACCCGATGACTTTCATCGACAATCAAAACATTTATAGGATCATAGTTATCGTCATCGACATCACCAACGATTTCATCAACTTTATTGAATACACTTTGAATTCCGCAAAATAATACTTTGTTTTTAGTGTTTCTTCTTCCCAATCCCTCTGAGTTTATACCAAAAAGTGATTTTCCTTCTGGCCACAATTTGCAGGTAGAATCATAATCCTGCTGAATAATATTTTTAGTATGAGAAACAATTAACATCCTGGCATTTCGAATCCCAGCAAATCTTCTTATCAATTCAGCAAGTAAATATGATTTACCTGCTCCAGTAGGAAGTTCAAGTATGCCATTACCTGTTTTATTATCCTTTAAATATTTCTCAAAGGCATCTGCAGCATCTTTCTGATAATACCTTAGACCGACTTTAGTTGGTGCGCTCATCCTTTATATCCTTTAATTATCCCGCTATTTGCCTTATTCCTTTTGATTAATTTCTTAACTACAATATAAGTTATATTAATAACCCCATAAAAAGCAAGTAAAATAATAATTAACTCAAGTAATCCGATTTGATTTAGGCACATTTTGTTACTCGTAATAGTTAAAAAGTGAGCCACAAACAATCTTGTCACTCATAGGTGATCTACTAATTACCAGTTGAATTCTGAATCTGAATCTTCCTTTTCTTCTTTAACGCTTTCATTCGCCTCTTCCACTGTCTGCATTTTAACAGGAATAACACTTTTTGCGTTTCCAGCTTCGATTAAAACCGATCCTGGCTTTTCACTGATAATCGTTTCAAGGATAACTGTATATCCATGCTCTGCTGCAACTTCAAAGATAATATTCTGGCTTTTTTGGCTTAATGCATGGCCTTGTCTGACGACAATTACATTTAAGGGTCCAGTGTTTCCGGCAATTAAAATGTTAGTGCAGATTCGCATTTGTTCACCTTCTGACCTGTCAATAATGGTCTGCTTCCCTCTGTTGTCACCTGAATCATACCAGACTGTATTTTCATCAACGGTTATTCCTCCCATCGGGAATTCTACCCCGGCAACTACTTTTGATTTTTCTTCCTGGTTTGTTTTGCGCTTTGCGTCGATGTTTTTGATTGACTGCTTTACTAACTCGATACCTTCTTCAGCTTCGGTGTGTTTTTTTCGATCAGATACTTCTTTGTTATCTTTCTCAACATTAGCCATTTTATCATTGAGAAATTGAAGAGGTGTTTTAATTCCTTCGGGGTCTTTTTCACCGGTCCATTCTGTTGGTTTATTCAAAAGAGTTGAGTTATCAAGAGCTTCTTTTTTCGTTTCAATAATTCCATCTTGTGTTGATTGTTTAAGTTTTTTGTTATCATACGCTTCTGACTTTTCATCGAAAGATTTTTTAGCTTGTGTCAATCGTTCTGTCCCAATTTCGATGTTTTTACAACCTTCGGCAGTATCTTGATCGAATTTCCTGTATCGTTGTGCTTTTTCTGTTAATCCTTTAATTTCTTCTTCGATTTTAAGAACACTTTTTTCATCTTCCCAACCATGAGGCTTGCTTGATTCTTTAAAATTTTCAAACCTGAATTCATAATCTTTTAGCTTTTCGGTTTTTTCGTCAAAGTCTTTTTTGGCAAGTGAAACATTATCCATGCATGAAACAACATCATTATCAATTCTTTCATTTTCTCTTACTGATAGAAGATATTCCTTATTAGACTCTCCAATTAGTCGAACTTTTTCTTCTTCCTTGGTATTAAACTCATTCAACCTTTGAAGTTCTGCGGAAATCAAAGCAGGATCAACATATTTTGTGGCCCACTCTTCTTGTGGTTCATCTGAACCGGCGTATTCACCTTCCTGTCTTTTTAATTCCCTGTTTTCTTCCTGTTTTTCTTGAAAAAGGGATTCTTCAAGCTGTGTAAATGGCTTGAAATCGATACCAACCATTGCAGCTAATTTTTCAGCTAAGTTTCTATCACCATGCGGAGCCTCAAGAGTTTTTACAAGATCAACCGGATCAATAAAAAGGCCAAGTAAGTTCTTGATTTTCTCTTTTGATGGTGATTTATCAACTTCACCTGTTTCAGCATCTGTTAAGCTTAAATTTACGTTTCCTTTTTCGGTAATGGTGAAGTTAACGAAGAACTTTTCAAGAGTTTTCCCGTTGAGTTCCAGTATCCCTTTATCACCTTTAATTCCAAGGCTGATCTTTGCTTTTTTAATGGCTTCAATTGAATATGGACCAACAAGGTTATCGTATTTAATTGGTATCTTACGCTTATCTAAAGCTGCATAAAGGGCAATAATAATAGCGGTTTTACCAGCTCCATTTTCACCGTAAACAACAAGTGGGTTTCCATTATCGAATTGATAAGCGAAGATTTCAATTCCTCTGAAGTTCTCTATTACCATTTCAAATATCATTGCATTTAGTTTGTTTTGTACTTGCATTGTTTATCCTTTTTATTAATTTCACAAAATTTTAACCACCCCTCTTTGTCTCCTTTTTCCAGAAAAGGTTTGGCTACAGAAAGAATGATCATAGAATTTTCATAATACATTATTCCTTCACCACTGCTCCCCCATAAACTATCTGAAGTGAGGCAAGCGGCCAGCGCATGTATTGATGGACCGGAACAGCCTTTTTCAAGTATTTCTTTGCCATTCTTAAAAATCCAGTCCAAATCCGATTTTAAAACTATTCCAGCTTGTCTTTTATTTTCCCATTCTTTAAACAAACATTCTTGGTTTTTATTTATTAATGTTAATTGCCATTCTTCATACCATGAGTGTTCACCATCTTCTTTAATGAAGATTGTATACGAATTAGTATTATTCCCACCAAATTGATCAGCATATGATCCCATAACTATAGCTTCACAATCACTGGTAAAATGGCTCATGTGCCTTCCTAAATCTTTAGCTATTTGAACATGATCATATTTATGAAATTTCTGCATTCCGTCTCCTGGGTTTGAACTGACAAGTATTATTTGACAGTTCAGTTTTGGTTAATGTGCTTCGTCTTTAGCGGCTGAATCGATTTGATCTTTTCTGGATTCCAAAAGTGTGAAGATTTCCTTTGCTAATTTTTCATCTTTTGTTCTTAAAAGTTCACCTAGCTGTCCGTCATTACTGATCAACTCAACGCTTTCATCAGATATTAAACTTCCCAAGGCTTCTTGATATTCTTCTAAATCAACAATTTTACTGAGTTTTAATGCATATTCTCCAACAGGTTCAACAACAATGTTTTCTGTGAATCTTCTGTGTATTTCAACAACTGCATCCCATGAACCAGATGAACCAGCCTCACCGAATGCTTTGTATTCTTTTGCTGAAATTTGTTTTGCTTTTTTCCACTTTTTAAAATCTGCTTTGATATCTTCGATGTTTTCAGGCTTTTCTTGTACAACTGGTTCCGGTTTTGGTTCTTCGGTTTTAATGACATTACCTTTTCCATCCTGAATTTCAACATTTGTTGGTTCAGTTGCTACGGTTTCCTCATCCTTTGTTTTTAATGAATCCTTTAAGCCACCAGTACCACTTTGCTGATTAAGATCAGTTGTTTGATCCGTGATATCTTTTGACTCTGCAATTTCCTGAATTTCATATTCATCATAAACGCCTGAAAGTTTATCAGGAAATGAATCTCTCAAAGCAAATGATCTTGCTCTCATCTGCATCATGCGCTTTCCATTTCTCATCCACGTCCCAGGTTCGGTCCATTGATTAGTCTGAAAGTTTTTATTAAACTTGTTAAAATTTGGGTTATGCTTCGCATCATCAAGGGTATATTCCCTGACAACATCAGTCTTACCTTTTCGTTTAATTGTACATCTTGCATAGCTTGGTAATTGTCCGTGATCTTTACCGGCATCAACCATTTCTCCAAATACTTCAATAATATCATCATATTCATCATGACCTTTAGCTAGACCTAACATCATGTCACCAAATAGGCTTGTTCTGCCATTAACAGTATAAAGGTGTTTAACTGACTGAAAAGGATCTAACCCTAATGATCTCCCCGTCTGAATAGCCAAGAAAACATTATTTGGCTTTCCAACATAGTCTTTCGGCACTAAATCAGAACTTGATATCATTTCTGCAGTTTCCCAATCCATCACATATTTAATCTTTTCGTTAAGCATACTCACAATGCCACTTCTTATTTCAACTGGGAATTTTTCAGCTTTTTCAAGTTGATCCATGAAAGCAAAAACTCTTGTATCTCTAACTTGCAACGCCATTTGTCTTTTTTCATCTTCATTTTCTTTTGTCATTTTGTCTCCTACTTCAGTGTTTTTGGTAAAAATCTACGGCAACCGGTTTTCGGTTTTAAATACTTTTTGAAAAGTTTTGGATGATCTGTTTTAAATGAATCCTTATCAAATGTACTGCTATCTTGATCTTTATGCCATGTGATAAGCTGATCGTCATTAAAATTAACTAATTCAGCATGATTTCCAATAAAAGATTTAAGTTCAAAATCAATTGCTTCTAGCTTTTTAAGAATTTTACAAAGCGTTTTCTTGACTTTGAATCTTTCAAGATACTTTTTATAAATACTTGGTGTTGATTCAATCGGATCAAGATTACCTTTTGTGTAAAGAATTTCAGCATCTTCAACGGTTTTAAGAACAGGTGGTATTCTCTTTTGAACGTTTTCAAACCAGAAATGTTTAAGCTTGCCAATGACAATTTCTTCAAGCTCCAAATCTCTTTTGATCTGATAAAATCTTACACCACCACCGGCAACCAAAGCGGCGACATCCCACTGATCATAATCAAAAATAGCCATGTATAAAACACACTGGCAGATAATCGATTCCGGCACTTCATCTGTTCCAGCTTTCCCGAAATTCTTTGCAGCTTTAAAATTCATGATACCGGTTGACTTTGCATCTACTCCTTTTTTCTCACCGATAACCAAACCGTCAACATGAGCGAACAGCCAAGGGAAGTCTTTGTGCCTGTAAACAATATCACCGGGCCTTTTAAGTTTAACACCTTCTCTCTGCTCGTACTTATCAAGTATCCAAGGTTCAAGAATATGCCCTAACTCTGCAGCGTCACTTTGGAAATCATCAACTAATTCACCGATTTTAATCTGATATAATTCAACATTCGAACAGAACGTATTAACACCTAAAACGGTACCGACTTCAGAACCACCGATTCCTTGAAGTCTTAAAGGACTGTCAACTGCGAATTTTTCAGTTGATTCAATCATTTGGTTTTCCTTTCAAGCATCCATTTAAGCATATCAAGTGAGTTTTCACTATTATGCACATTAATAAGCTGTGATATTCTTCCTTTCGTATACGAACCTACTCGCATATGAACACCATACTCCTTAGCAAGTTTATCACGGTTCCATCCCAACTCTGCCATAGCATCTTCAATTGGACGCTTTATTGAGTTCTTTATTTTTCTGAGTTCTTCGGATGTAATAAGCTTTTTAATCATTTTTTAAACCCCCATTAATTAATTATTATGTTCTTATTAAATATTAATTAAACTTTTATGTCAATATTTTTCTACTTTTTATTTTCCAGTTCTGCAATTCTCATTGCTTGTGAAAAAATTATGGCCTTAGACCAAAGCATAGAGTGTTCTAACTTCACTAATCTACTTGCATTATTATTAGGTTTTTTATCCAAAATTATCCTGCATTTTTCACACAACATCGCGACCATTTCATCTGGTGATTTTTCACCTGTTCCGGGACCGCCCAGCATCATTTTTATTTCTGAATCTTCTGGATGGCAGTACCGACCGTCCTCTGAGATTTGAAAACAGTTTCCACAAATCAATTCACCGGGCTTAGGAATTTTATGAATCCTAGTAATCGAGTTTTTAATCTTAGCTGTTTTTATCTTCTCCCCTGGCTTCTTAATCGCTTTTACTTCTCCACTTTCCGATATTGATATTCCTAGTTGTCTGATAGGAACTATTTCTTTAGGTGAAGGATTTAGGATTAGTTCAAAGTCGATCCCTAAAATTTTATTTAAAAGTCTAATTTGATATGCTTTTGGTTCTGAAAATCCATTTTGATATCTTCTTATATCTGCTACTGAAATATTCCGGTTTGTTAATTGAGAGATATCTTGTGCTGTGATACCTCTCTTTTGCATTATTTTAGTTAGTTCTTGGGGGAATTTCATTTAGAATCCTAGTTGATAGTTTGCTTTTTCGATCCGTTTTTCAGACATTTTTAAGTAGTCGGACTTTATATCTATACCTATAAAATTACGCCCGTTTTCCTTTGAAACTTTTCCAACGGTTCCAGCTCCAGAAAAATTATCCAAGACAGTTCCACCTTCAGGACATCCAGCAAGGATACATGGCTTTATTAAATCAGGAGGAAAAGTTGCAAAATGAGCTTCCTTAAATGGTTTTGTTGCTACAGTCCAGACATCAGAAGTGGTATCAAAATATTCTTTTAGTAATTCTGGATTCGTTTCTGATAACCATTGAATAAGGGAGTTGTGATCTTCTATTGTCCAGACTGAACGTTTATTTCTACACTCCACAGGTAGACAACACGCGTTCTCGAAGCTTTCGTTTTGTTTCACCATGCCGTCCATCGTGTGAACTTTCGCGCTTTTACGTCCACTCCCACAAGACGTACTAGCTCCGGCGGCCCTCAATTCCGCAATCCTTTTAATTTCAGATTTGGATGTCCGATTGTTCGTTTTTGGTGAGCACGACTCCTTAATGGCTTCATGATCGTAATAATATTTAGATGACTTGCTTAACAGAAAAATATATTCATGAGCTTTCGTGCATCGGTCTTTTACTGATTCAGGCATAGGATTTGGCTTTGACCAGATGATATCTTGACGTAAATACCAACCATCTGCTTGAAGTGCAAATGCTACTTTCCAAGGGATCCCGATTAAATCTTTTGGCTTATACCCTGGGTACCCTCTTGGTTTTGGTCTTCTATTGCAAGAGCCTTCAGTATGCTTACTTTGAAGTGTGCTTTTTGACTCATATAATCTGGTATTTTGACCATTTTTTGTTGTGCTGCCACCGCCATGGTAACTGTCCCCTAAATTTAGCCAAAGCGTTCCATCGTCTCTTAACACACGGGAAACGTCCCTAAAAACATAAACACAATGACCTATGAATGAAACAGGATCTTTTTCAAGACCTAAACAACATCTCTGTGCAGGAATTTTAATTGCTGGCATTCCTGGCATAGGGTAAAATTCTATTTCCGGCCATTCTGTCGGGGGTATACCGTAATCTCTCAACCCATAATAAGGAGGAGAAGTAACACAACAATTAATTGATTCTGGTTCTAAGGTTTTTAAAACCTCAAGGCAATCTCCATTATGTAGTTTAATCATTTAGAATCCTTATATTTTTTATAATTTTAAGTACTCCCAAGCGTAAGCTCTCCGCTTCCATCTTCTAATTTGAAAAAATCAAAAGTCTTCTCTTCTGATAAATCAAGTTCCACCTCTTGTGGCGTTGGATAATATCCTTGATCAGTGTCAACGATAACATTAACTTGAATCTTTTCAGGATTTTTAATTTTCTCTAAATAATCAATCAGTTGTTTAACATTTGTTTTCATTTACCACCTCTATATCCATTTAAAGTTGAAGAACGTCCAGCGTTTGGATTTCCATTTTGGAATATTACAACCATGCTTGAAAATCTTGGCCTTCCTGATTTTCCGTTTTTATCTGTAAAGTGAACACGTCCACGAATAAACCGTAATTCTCCTGCCAATGCATAGTTATGAAACCATTTTGCTTCAGTATTCGTTGGCACAAGACATACAACCGTACAGTTTTGATTTATATGTTGTTTATATGCATGTTCAACAAATTTACCGGCAAAATTTCCATATGGAGGATTACACCAAACTACGGATCCGGTTGGCCAATTTTTAGTCAATGAATCATCTTCCTTGGTGTAATATTTTTCACATTTATAATTCCATTCTGCAGCGCAAGCATCTACATTAAATCTGAATTCATCATCAAGTAAATTAAAAAGGTCTGTTGGTGTTGCCCAATCGTTGTTCATTCATTCTCCTTTGATTTACGATACTCAATTAAAGATTCAATAAGTTCATCTCTTGAAGAATAAGCTTCATAAAATGTTGGTGGGTCATCTGCTGATTTAAGAGCAACGCTAAAACTACCACTGCAACCTCTTAAACTAGTTCCAGGTCCTATCGCTATTATTTCACTCATATCAACCACAACATCTTTTCTAGATGATATAAACAAATCTCCTATTACAGTATAATCACTCATTTATTCTCCTATCATTAAAATATATTTCCCAAAACCAGCTAATATTAAATATTGGTCATAGCTTAAATAACCAAATTCTTTCCCGCATTTTCCACAAATATAAAAGCGTTGGCCATAGCCATTGACTCCCCAGTTTATTTTGTGTTTGCAGGTTTCTATTTGGTTATTCATAGTTTAAAGCCCAAAGTTCAAATGAACAACACAGGTTTTTACCATCGTTCCACTTTCCTTGAAAGAATCATCTGGTAATGGTTCGATTGTACCGCCTAATTCATCAATTAATTCTCTGAATTTAACTGTTTTCTTGTCCGTTCTCCACATAACTGAAGCAGATACAACTGACACGACACAACGTTTTGCAATTTTAATCATATGCGTTACATGATCGATATCTTGCTGTTTTGAAAAAGGTGGATTCGCCACGATTACATCATATTCACCTTCGAATTTTAGGAAGTCATCACCAACAAGGTTATATCCGGTTGCCGCTAGATATTTTCTGTTTTCGTCCATTAACTCAATACAATCACATCCTGGCATAAATTTAGCGATCCCTGCTTTACCTGCATTTGGCTCAAGCTTTGTTTCATCTGGTTGGATGACAGCCGTTAATACAAGCCTGTTTGCTAATAAACTAGGAGTTTCAAAGAACTGGTATTCTTTCTTTGAATCCGTGAATTGCCCGGTTAAAAGAATTTCTTCAAGTGTTTGCTCAGGTGATTCACTGAAGATATGAGCTTTTTGTTTTCGGTTCCACTTCCCGCCGATAGCGTCTAAAACTTTGTTAACTGAAAGGTAAAGCTTTCTATCAAGGTCTCCAACTGGAAGAAAAAGAAGATTCCCTTCAATGGTTGAATTTAAAAGTACATCTGAAACATCATTGCTTATTTTCATTTTTTCCTCTTTTTAAAATTTAAAAAATCAATCATAACTCAAAAACTTCCTATGAATCTTTTCCAATTCAACCCGATCATCTGGACTTGGAATATAATGTCTCCAACAAACATCTTTTACTTTCTTTGCAAGGTCTCTGAACTCCAGCTCATCCATTTTGCCAAATTCCCAACTACAAAGTTTAATTTTAGCCCTTAAAATGCCTTGACTATCTTCCATTAATTCTTCTGTATAATATCCAGTTAATAGTGTTACTCTGTCTCTGAATCTCTCAAAATCGATATAATCACTTTGATAAGGGAAGACATCATTTAGGAACCCAAATATTAATGCATGGAATTTTGGATTCCTGACTTTTTTAAAATCTTTCATGAACAAAGCGCCATTTCTTAAACGCTTATGATTCTCTTTGTCGCTTTCATGAAGAGGAAATAACCCTTCTGGTTTCTTTTCGTAATATATTTTCATTGATTCTCTTTTTAATAATCCCACTTGACAATTAATATTTTTACTTATAACTTTAACTTAAAGATTAATTTGTTAACTTGCAACACTTATTTTAAAAAACATTATGAATGAAAATAGAATTCTATTCGAATTAGCTGAAAAAGGTAAGACCAGTGCTGATATTGCAATTGAACTGAAAGTTTCAGGATCGGCAGTCAGTCAAGTTATTCACAGAGAGATGAAATCAAAAAATATCAGGGATTATATCTGTTCTATTATTGGGAAAACTTTTGATGAAGTGTGGGGAGATGATGAAAAAGGGACAAAAATTGAGAATGATCGGGATCAAAAGGAAGGGTGAGAAAGGGTTTACTGTTACTACTGAAAAATCAGTTAAATCTAACGTTAAACAAGAGGTTAAGAAGTGAAATTAAACCACAGCGAATTTATTAATTTCATAGCTAATTCAGCAAGGGATCGTCTACCGCTAAAACCAGAAGATGGAAACGGGATGGTCAATCTTAATGTCATAACAGATGGTAAAAAACAAACATTTGAATTAACAATATCAACCATGCGTTATTATAGTGATATGCGCTATATGTGGGAATAATTATTAACTTTACAAAGGGGATTATGAAGGCACTAATTATACTTTGTTGCTCTATTATTTTTGGATTTGTCTTGACTCATTTCACTTGGCCTGAATATAGCGAGTTCGATAAAAAAGTTATGTCGATGTTGATAGCTATATTCATGCAACAATTCTATTGGAATGTATGGAGTAAAAACAAATGACTAAATACAGATTAAATATTAAATATCCTATTGAGGAGAAAGATGGAAGTTCGTTTGTTCAATGTCGTAGGTACGATGGAGAAACTATTTTCACAGTTGTAGCATTTACTGATGGCCTATATAGCGCAATGGTTAGAGACTCTCAAAAAATAACATTGCCTGAATCATGGATAGAAGAAATAAAAGAAGGGTCTGAGTTTGACAAATGGAATTCAAAAGAGCAAAAAGGCGCTTTAATGATGACAGCATATGAACATAGAAGACAGGCATGGAAAGCCTCACAAGAAAACAGAGATTTATTGTATAAACCGTTAATGGATTCAGTTAGATTATGGGTTGAAAGGCACGATAACCCACCAACAATAGTAAAAGAAGCTTTTGAAAAGATAAATGAACAACTATAATCCATACTTTTTTCTATAATGAATTATCTTCATGTTAATATTTAATCCCATGTTCAAATTTAATTTTGGATTTTAAATTCCTTTTGGTATAGTTTGATATCTCTTTTTTCTAAAATTGAATAAACGATATCAGAGGAATAAAATGGTGAATGTATATGAATATGGCAATGTCAATCCTTCCGATCCAAATATAATTTATATTACTGATTTAGTAAAAAAAGAAAGTTTAATGAATTCATGTATGTCAGTAAATTCAAAGTTAACACCGTCAGATATTAGGAGAAATTTAGATTTAGCATGGGGAATTGTTAAGAGAAATTTTATGAAGATGGATAAGAAAGAGAATAAAGTTTCAGTTGGACCACCTCTTGTTGATCATGCTCCTTGTTCTACGTGTGGATCGACTCAGTTTATTAAAACTGGTGTTTGTTTTACGTGTTCGAATTGCGCTTCGAGTAGTTCTTGTTCGTGACTTGACAGTTTTACGGTAATTATTATATGATGCTCATATAATCTTAAATAAGGAGATATTATGAGCGATCCCGATGCTTTATTAGGGAATAGATATGGTAATTTAGTCGTAATAAAAAGAGCAATCTCAGGTCACAGAGGTAAATCAAGATGGATTTGTAAATGTGATTGTGGCAAAGAATATGAGGTTTATGGGCAAAACTTGAAAAGAGGAACTGACTCATGTGGTTGCTTGACTTCAAAAAAAAGAAGTATCGTAAAAACAAAACACGGTCTTTCCAGAAGCAGAGAATATATGACATGGTCTCACATGAAAAGCAGATGTTTAAATAAAAATAATGATCGATATTCATCATACGGTGGTAGAGGCATAAATATTTGCAATGATTGGTTGTCTTTTGAAAATTTCTACTCTGATATGGGTAAGCGTCCAAAAGGAATGACGATAGAAAGAAAAAACAACAACAAAGGATATTCATTTGAAAATTGCAGATGGGCTACTGATAAAGAGCAAAAGCAAAATATGCGTTCAAACCATTATCTGGAATATAAAGGTAGGAGACTTACAATATCCCAATGGTCAGAAAAAATAGGTATTTCATACGAGATGCTGCATTCCAGGATAAATAGAGGATGGGATATCGAAAGAGCTTTAAGTGAAAAACCTAATCAGAAAGTTGAAGATTTACAAGTGAAGTTAACTTTAAATTGTGAAACAAAAAAGATAAATGAGTGGGTAAAAATAACTGGTATTAGTCACATAGTATTATTCACTAGATGGAAACGTGGTTGGTCAGATAAAAGAATATTAACTACTCCTGTCAAAACAAAACAAACCGAATATTCAGAACTTGAATATAATGGAAAGGTAAAATCTCTTTCAGAATGGTGCAAGGATCTTGGTTTAAAACGAAGGATTATCTGGAAAAGGTTAAAACGTGGCTGGTCGGTTCAGGATTCTTTTGAAGTTCCAGAGCTTAATAATGCATTAAAACTAAAAAATATAAGGAAATAATGAATGAGATAATTAATCACATGGCACAGAATTGGGGAGCTGTTCTCCTTGCAATTTTATTTGTACTTCCTATGATCGCTTTCAGATAGAAAACACAACTATTACTTTTATTCATAGATAATATTATTTAGATGAATTTAAATCATTTAAATAATATTTGACTTTTAAATATGTTGTTGTATATATTTAAACAACCTTAACGCAAAAGAGAGATGGACAGAAAAGAAAAACTTGAAAAGAGATTTAAATCTATGAGTCCTAAAGGGTCAGTAGCATGGTTTTATAGAGACTTCATAAAGGGTAATGTTGATAACGTAAGCTCCGCATATTTTGATATGATGGTGGCTGGAACAAGGACAATGAGAGAAGATGTTAAATTAATTGTTGATAACTTTCTAAATCAAGGATGATGAGCAATGGCGAAACGATTCACTGACACGAATAAGTATAAAAAACCTTTTCACAGGGGTTTACAAGGGGCATACAAACTGCTTTGGGATTACCTATATCATGATTGTGATCATGCTGGAATATGGATAGTTGGCTTTGATATCGCTCAAATGTATTTAGGCGATGATATGCTGGTTGATAAAGATGAAGCACTACTTCTTTTTAATAAAGGTGAAAAAAGAATTATTGAAGTA